CAGGATGTCAGGTAACAAAGGACCAATGAAAGATAGTAAAGGTAGACCCACTAGAAAAGCTTTAGCTCTTAGAAGGTGGAAGTGTTAACAATATTATGAAGACATTTGAAGAACTAGGTAACTTACAGGGATATATAGCAGATACATACCGTGCTGCCATCGATCAGATGCACGAGACAGGTGAGTACAATCCATCACTACTGAACGGTGCTAGGCAACTTCTAAAGGATAACGAGATAGTTCTTACAGCAGGTAAAGACACTCCCATCAATGACTTGTTAAATGTAGTACTACCCTTTGAAGAAGACCAAGAGCTAAAAGCTAAAGTTAAGTAATTACTGTAACAACACCAAAGAGAGAGACATAGAGTTGTGAGTAAATCTAAACTTCACCAACTCAAGGACTTCCGTAACTTCTTATACTTAGTTTGGAAACACTTGAATCTACCTGATCCTACACCGTTACAGTACGACATTGCAGACTTCATGCAAGACGGTCCTAAACGATCTGTTATCATGGCATTCCGTGGAGTAGGTAAGTCCTGGATATGTTCTGCCTACGCTGTACATCAACTACTACTAGACCCAACAAAGAACATTCTAGTTGTATCTGCTTCTAAGAACCGTGCTGATGACTTCTCCACCTTCACACTAAAGATCATACACGACATTCCTGTTCTTCAAGACTTAATCCCTAAGAACGATCAAAGGTTCTCTAAGATAGCTTTTGATGTCGGACCTGCTCCTGCTGCACACGCTCCATCCGTTAAGTCATTAGGTATATCCTCTCAGCTAACAGGTTCTCGTGCTGATATAATCATTGCTGACGACATAGAAGTACCTAACAACTCTGCCACTCAAGGTATGAGAGATAAGCTAGATGAACAAGTAAAAGAGTTTGAAGCTATTATTAAGCCCTTAGACACCTCTAGGATTCTCTTTCTAGGTACACCCCAATGCGAGGATTCAATTTATAACAAACTCCGTGAGAGAGGCTATAACGCTCGTATATGGACATCTGAGTATCCATCTAATGATTTAGTGTTAAAGAACTACGACAATGATATAGCTCCCTTCTTACAAGATCAGATAACAGATGAGTCAGTAGGTACTACTACAGAACCTACAAGATTCTCTGACCTAGACCTAGAAGAGCGTAAGATGTCCTACGGTCGTACAGGGTATGCTTTACAGTTCATGCTCAATCCCAGGTTGTCTGATGCTGATAGATACCCATTAAAGATAAATGATCTGGTTATAACAGATATTGATACAGACCTAGCTCCTGAAAAAATCATTTGGTCCTCCGATAAAGATAACGAAAATAAAGACCTTCCCAATGTAGGACTAGGTGGAGACAGGTATCACAAACCTTCTAAGACTATAGGTGATATGATTCCATATACAGGTTCTGTTATGTCTATTGACCCTAGTGGTAGAGGTAAGGATGAAACAGGATATGCTGTTGTTAAGATGCTTAACGGTCAACTCTTTGTTCCTCAAGCTGGTGGTCTAAAAGGTGGTTATGACGATCAAACCCTTAAACTACTAGTTAACATAGCAAAGGATAACAAAGTAAATAAGATCATTATAGAGTCTAACTTTGGAGATGGTATGTTCCAGGAACTACTAAAACCTATCCTGTTTACTATGTACCCTTGTTCTGTTGAAGAAGTAAGACACAGTAAACAAAAAGAACTCAGGATCATTGATGTACTAGAACCTGTTCTTAATCAACATAAACTTATCGTAGACCCTTCTGTTGTTCAACACGACTATAAGAGTGCTCAAGGGTATCCTATAGAACATCAAGCTAAGTACATGTTAATGTATCAACTATCAAGGATAACAAAAGATAAAGGTAGTCTTATACATGATGATAGATTAGATGCTCTAAGTATAGCTGTTAACTACTGGGTAGAACAAATGAATCAGGATGTAGATAATAACATTAACTTTAGAAAACAAGAACTCCTAGATGAAGAGTTAACAAAGTTTACTGATTCATTCTATAAGAGAACTGTTACAGGTCCTAAATCATTACTCTGGTCGTAGCTAAAGCTACTCCTTCTATTAACAAATCTTTACCTCTTTATATATCTTATAAGGTGCTCCGATAGTTAGTTTAAATACATAACTACTAAAGTACTTATTGTTGTTATAATGAATAGTTCTAGAAGAAATATGAACATACCTATCCTTAAAAGAGTTTTAAATAAAGATTGTTTATGACAAGGTCATTGTTTAAAGTTAAAATGTTAACAACAATATTATCCATGATAACTTATTTATTAGTTCTTAGTTATTCTATGATCGAAAGCAGATACTTCGTTCTTCTCCTTTCTCCTTTTAAAGCTATGTCATAGAAATCTATAACAACCTATTAATAGGATTATAACGAATATTTGAAAATGTAAAGCCTTAAATTTATGACAACTTCATATGTAGATCAGATCGACCTGTTTAACAACGAATTACAGAACTTAATTTATCGATATAAAAGTGAGTACGACTTACACGATGAAACACTTATAGGATGTATCGAGGCTTCCAAGTTAGCGGTTATGGATTCTTTAACCATAGACTTTGGAAGTGAAATAGACCTGGAAGATGACGAAGAAGATGATGAAGATAAGTTTTAATTTTTGGTAGAAAAATCTGAGGGGGTTACGCTATATACGCTGTCGTTAAAATACCCCTTAGCCTACCCTAAAAATAGCTGTGGGGAGGGTATATTTAGAAAACAAGCAATTAATGTTTTTTGTAAATCCCTGGCAATCAATAGGTTTATGAAAACAATTCGTACAATATGGATTATGTCTAATTACTGATAGTCAATGACTTAGGTAATAATCTATCGTTATTGAGACATTGTTGAGACTGAGTCTATTTCTATAGTTATAGTTTGCTTATTGAGACAATGTTGAGACACTTGTAAATTTGTTATTTCTTCTTTGTTTAACTTTGACTAATCAAACTCTATTACAACCATCAATCAAAGTCTTTATTCACTACTGGTCAAACTATCTACTTTGACTAATCAAAATCTACTCAATCTCGCTTAAACACTACAAATTCAATCCCAATCTTTTCATAAAGTACTGCCAGAGATAACTTTACAACAAACTTTTTCGCTTTAACTCTATAAAAACTACCTTGTTAAAACTTTTTTAATCTTTTTTTATCTCATTAAATATCAATAGTTTAAGTACTGATTTTATAGGTAAAGCTATTGACAGATATGATATAGTTGAAGTCGAACCAAGTTTATTAATTATAACCAATAACCAACAATAAAAAACATTACTATGAACATTACGCACAAAATAAAAGACCTTTCAACTGGCTTAGTACATGAAAGCTTTCAATCAAATACGATTGAAGGCAAAGAAATAGCTTTGAACAAATTGACTAATTTCGGAGTTAAAACTTGGATAGATGAAGAAACTTGCCGTATAACTTTATTCAAATGGTTACCTGATAGCTCTAAAAACCTTAAATATACAAAAACCTTTAGGTTTGTTAAATAACCAATATTAAAAATATGATATATATGAAACACGATTATAAAACTTTATTAACTCGATACCGATTAAATGGCGATTGGATTACCAGTGAAAGCCAAAATCTAGAGGAATCAATGTTAAACTATCGCAAACTATTAAAATCAAGATTAATTAAAAATCGACCCGATAGATATTCTTTTCAATATAGATTTAAACATCAAAACGATTGGATAGCATCAATATGAAACCAAACGGATTTATAATATATGAAGGTAAAAAGAACGGCGAAAAATATGCTGTTATAGCTACCCTTAAAACAAGTAACAGAAAAACTGGTAACATGATTCAATTATGGATTCTATTATCAGACCATAGCCCAGTTGATGGAGTTAAAAGTGGACTAGATGCTAGTACTATATGTACTGGTTGCAAGTTTGCTAGTGGGAACGGTTGCTATGTTAATGTAGGACAGGCACCCAATTCAATTTGGAAGGCTTACAAGCAAAATAAATATCCTAAGCTTGATCCATTTTTATACGATAGTGTCTTTAATGGTAGAAAGGTTAGATTCGGTGCTTATGGCAATCCATCTTTAATTCCTTTATCTATTATTAAGATGATCACAGAAAGTTGCGACGGATGGACTGGTTACTTCCACGACTGGAAAGAGATGTCCAAAGAGCGTGCAACGGCTTACGGCAATTATTTCATGGCATCAACTGAGACAAATGATTCTGTAAGGCGAGCAAAGGAAAAGAATCTTAGGTATTTCCATGTATCACCACAGCAACCAAAGGACACCATTGAATGCCTTGCTGATAGTCGAGGCTTATCCTGTGATCAGTGCCAGTTATGTAAAGGCAATCGTATTGGTGCAAAGTCAATATGGATCAACCCACATGGAAGTAAGAAAAAACGAGCAATAGAACAAGCAATAAGTAATTAATAATCAATAATAATATATATGAAAAAACAAATAGACCATTCATGCCCCAAGGAAACATGGGACTCACTAAAACCTTCACGCAAAGAGCAAGTTATAGTCTGGCTTATTAGTCCAGTAATAGTCTTGACTTCATGGGCTATCTTGATTTGGATTTGCTCGCAATAATTACTAATTAATAACTTTCAACCGATAATAAACACTAGCATAGAACTAAATAAAATATTAACAAGCTACCAGTATTAAAACATTATGACTATAAAACCAAACTTCCCAAACGCAATAGAAATAACAGATAAAGCTTTTTTCCTACTAATAGACAACGATGAAAAAAGCTGGAGAGATTATAACAGCAACGAAATATCTGAGTGGACTTTATACCACAGAGAAGGTGTGAAACTACTTTCAATATGCAACTTTGTTAGTGGTGTAACTCAATATTATATCCAAGATATTAACGCATAATATAAATGAGCGTAACAGAATACATAGAAGAAACAGCCTTTGTTTACAGAATCGTTAGCGATTACAAGGAAGTATACATCCAGTGGCACATGAAAGACCTACCGCACTTGTTCACTGGGCGAGCGAGTAGCCATGAGGAAAAGATTGAACAATATAAATCAGTATTGAAGGAAATTAAAAAATTAAACCAAACTAATAAAACCCAATGAGTAAAGCAGATGAACCAGTAAAATCAACAACAACCAAGCAACTACAATTATTATAATGAGCCTAGAAATGTTACTACTTTACGCAATTATCTTCTTGATCAGCCTTGGATTCTTATATAAAGACTGATGAATTACAGCACGATAGAGGGAGTAATTAGACAATCAACTAACCAACCAATGAGAACCGAGATAACACCTAAAGATTTTAAATACCTAAACCAACCTAGAAATATGATAACAAGAATAAAACTAGAAGACTACAACGGAAACGACATAGTAGAATTGAACCTTAACTTTGAGATACTAGCTGAGAACATAGTCGAAACAGATGACTATAATATAGCTGATCTTGACGAAGATGAGAATGGCGAATACATACGAGTCCAGTTAAACCATCCTGAAAGAATAATAAAATGATAGAAGAAACCATGCACTATATCTTTGACACTTACTTTAAAAATAAGTTAGACAACAATGAATACCACCACCATAAATACTTTCCACTTTACCTGTCCCTTCAGCATTTACTGGACGAGTATAATAATAACAACC